ACGAAATCCGCTGGGAACTCGGCGAGCGCGTGATGGCCTCGAACGGGTTCGTCCCCGGTCTGTTTATCTTCGTGTACGCAGCCGTGATCGGCTGGAAGTGGACGGCTAGGGCTGTGCGAAGGGGTTGGCTGGCGGTGCGGCCCGTGCCCCGCCTGCGACTCCCGCCGCCCTTGAAAGCTTTGCCGCCACCTGCTGATAGAGTTCCCTGGCCGCTGGATCGTTAGCGGCCTCTTCCGCCAAGGCAGCGAGAAGCTGGCGCTGTTCCTGCCCGGCGATGCGTTCGTTCAGCAGCCGGTTGGCAATCTCAACGGCGCGCGGGCTATAGGCCGCCGCCGTCCCGCCAATCGTAGCCGCCATGGGCAGGACGGATAGCGGATTGGACAGAGCCGCAGCCCCGCCCCCGCCCGAAATCGCCATCTGCGCAACGCGCCGGCCGGTCCCGCTGTCCGGCGTCTTGTTCGACAGGATGCGCTCGCCTGCCAGCGCCAGGTCCTGGTTCAGAACCTCGCCTCGAGCGATGCCCCGACGACGGATGCGCTTGTCACCGGAGCTGATCGCAGCGGCGAATTGCTTGGGCGTGAACACCCCGCCCTCCGCCCCTCGGGTCGAAGCGGCTTTTTCCGCCTGCGCCAGGGTCGCCCATCCGCGGTCGATGGCGGCTTTTTCAGAGGCGAACTTGGGGTTCTGCCGCACGGCGAGGTTGGCCAGGGAATCGCGAACGGTCTTCAGCGCCTCAGTCATAGCGACGTGATCAGGGTCGGCGGAGCCTGAGTAACGGTTGATTTCGAAGTCCAGGCCGGTTTCGATCTGCTTGAAGCGCTTGCCGTCGATCACCCCGCCGTCTGCCGCCGAGATGCTGGTGACGCGCTTGTCGAGGATGCGAGCAAGATCCTTCTGCGCGCCCTCGCTCATGGTCTCGGCGGTCGGGCCGATCTTGCGGACGTTGGCGACGAAGCGGGCGTCTGGACGGATCGTCCCCTCGGGTAGCACCTTCTTGTAGGCGGCCGAGAGCTTGTCCCCGGCGTACTTCACCGACGCCGAGCCCGGCGCAACCGTGTCGGGCACGGTCTCGCCGATGGGCTTCAGGGCGCGGTTCAGGACGGCGCGGTTGAAGCTCTCCTGCCCTTCCGTCTGGCGCGCGACGATGCGGTCTCCGCCGAAGGGTATGGAGGTTGCGGCCTCTTCCGCGGTCTTCGCGACCTTGCCCCGCATCTGACCGTGGGTTAGCTGCACGCCCTCGCCAGCCAATAGGGCAACGTCCCTGTCCACCGGCTTCGGCGCCTTTGCCGTACGAGGCGTAGCAAGCGCTCCACCCGCAGCACCGAGACCCAACGTCACCGGGTCGCGAGCGGCCCTAGACGCGGCTCCCAGGCGCTGGCGGGCCGTCCCACGGTCAGCGGCGGCATAGGTGGCCGCCTGAAGCCCCGCGGTCGTGGCTCCTCGGGCCATATTGGCGGCCATGGAGCCTTGCGCGAACAGATTGGCCGTGTTGCCCGCTGGCACAGCCGCAGTCGCCGCCATGCCCGTTCCGCGCGCCAGGGCTGCGGCGCGGGGGCGGTCGGCCGCATAGCTGTCTTCGATCTGGCGTTGCTCCGCCATCGAGCGCTTGAAGTCTCCGACCACGCCGGACACAGGGGTTTTGCCCGAGATGACGTTCCCGGCCGTCTTGAACCCGGCCGCCATCTCGTCGCCCACGCCCAGGCCACGGTTGAAGTTCGCCATGGCGCCGGTGACTTCGCCGAACAGGTTGCGCTTCGGCGCTGCCCTCTGCTGGGCATAGGTCCGCATTGCGCGGTCCACCACGGACGGGTCGGTCCCATCCGGGAACTCGTGGATCTGACCATCGGCGGATTGGGCGCGGATGCTCATTTGATGCGATTGCCTTGCGCGTCGTAGCGGATGACGTTGCCTTGCGCGACCGTCGGGGCGGGGCGTGGAGCGAAGGGGTTGGTCACGTTGGCGGCCAACGGCCCGGCGCGCCCCATGGCGCCCTCGAACGCGGCCTTGCGGACTTCGCGCTTCTGGGCGGCAGTCGCAGGCCCCTCGCCGAAACCAGGGAAGTAGGTGCGGGGAGCGTCGCGGCCCTCCTGCATGTTCTGCCCCGCCCCGGTCATGGCCTTCAGTTGAGCGTCTTGGAACGCGCGCTCCGCCGCCCGGCCACGGTCTGCCCTGTCGTCGCGGATCAGGGGAGCGAGGCCGCCGATCACCGGCGTGTCCTCGATGGCGCGGGCGAACGAGTTGATCGGGCCGCCCGGATTGTAGCCGTCGCGAACCGCCTTCTCGTATTGTTGTTCGGAGACGGACATGAGCTTGGCGTAGGTCAGGGACTTGCCCATGTCCTCGGTCGGCTTGCCGGCGTTGGTCGTCTGGGCGGTCTTCGATGGGGCGGCCGGAACCCACTTGCCGTCCACGAGCATCAGGCGCTCGCCGGTCTTTGGGTTCACGGCGTAGTGCGCACCGGCCATCGCCTATTTCTCCATCACGAAACCGGGGGGAAGGTTGGGGATTCCGCCACCACCCGAACGCCCACCGCCTGCACGGGCACGGGACGGCGCAAAGGTCTTCGGATTGCGGCCGATCACCTGCTTGGTCTCGGGGTCTACCGCGACGCCGCCGTTGCCGATAACCACGGGGCGCATGTCCGGCTCGACCCCGCCCGCTTTCTGGCCGGTGCGCATGTCCATCACGTCGTAGCCGCCATTGCCGCGGTTGATGACCTGATAGTGCTTCTGAACCTCGCCCGCGAAGAGGCCGAGTTGATCGTCCGTCAGTTGCTGCTCGGTCAGGCCGGCGAACGGCGTAGGGTCGATGCCGATCTGTTGGAAGATCGGAAGCGACTGCTGCAGGGCGGCGGCGCGTTGCCCGGCAGGGACCGAGCGGAGGCCCTCAGCGATCTTGATCAGCGCTTGTGCTTGCTGCGCCTTCATTTTGGTTTCGCGGTCCTGCTCGATGTTGCCGCGCTCGTAAGCCCGGTCGTCATCGGCCTGCTGATCTGCCGTCATCCGCCGGGATTGGTCGATCATGCCGCCACCCGCGAAAGTCTTGGCCGCGCCGACACGATCCCCGCTCGCGAGCTGCCGACCCGCGCGAACCGTGGTGATGCGGTCGGTGACGCCCTGCTGGCGATCGAACCCGCGATCAAACGCGTTCTCGCCCGTCTCCAGGGGATCTTGGAAATAATTCCGAGCCATCTACCAAGTCCCCCTTGCCCAGTTTCCGGTGAGAGCCGGCGTGCTAGAGCCGCCACCGCCTCCACCCCAGTTCGCGAAGAGGTTCGATGCTGTGCCCGCCAGGGAGCCCACCATCCCGCTGTTGGCGTTCGCTCGGGCATAGGCGGCATCCGCCTGGTTGTTCGCCTGGGAGCCGTAGATCCCGGTTTGCTGGTTGGCGTTGTTCGTCACCGCGCCGGAGACGTTGCCCGCTGCGCCCACGCCAATCCGCGTCAGGTCGAACAGGTTGCCGATGCGAGTGTCTTCGCGGCCGGTCTGATAGCTGCGGTCGGTGTTGAAGTTCCGGTCCCCGCGGTCGGTGCCATACTGCCACAACGACGTGTCGTAGGCGCGCTGATTATTGTACTGGTTGTTGGCGTTGTTGTAGAGTGTGTTCTGACGCGCAAACCAGTTGTTGTATTCCTGGCTGGCAAGGTCGGACGATAGCGTTGCGAGCGACTTGGCGGCGTCGCCGGAGCGCAGCTTGCCGCGAACCGCCGACTTGGCGTTCACCCCATCGAGCGCCTGGTTGCGGCGGTAGGCGGCGCCCGGATCGGCTTCGAAGTTGGAGAAGAACGAGTTCAGGTCCGGAGCTGCGCCAAACGAGGTCGGCGGAGCCTGCGCGTCCGGCCGGGCTGCGTTCATCAGGTTCGGAGCCGCGTTCGGGTCCTGCGCAGCGGGGGTTTGTGGAGCCTGAGACGCGACCGGAGCCGCGTTCGGGACGGGGCGGTCATGGAACGTCTGGGCGTGATACTGCCCGTAGTCCATCGCATCGATCTTGCCGTCAGCGTTCATGTCGCCGATGGCGTTCGGGTCTATGGACACGACACGTTGGGCTTCGGCGGCGACGTCAGGGTTCTGGGCGAGGTAGGCGGCGTAGTCGGGCTGGTTGGCCTGCGCGGGCGCTTGCAGCGGCGAGGTGCCAGCCGGGCCACCGTAGGTCTTGGCCCCACCTGGGGCGGGGTCGAAGCCGGCGGCGATCCGCGGCGGGGCTGCGGCAGGCGCACGATTGACGTTTCCCGAGGCGTCATAGCTCAGCGCCGGAGCGGGGGCCTGCCCAGTGACGCCCTGCCCACCGATGCCGAACTGCTGGAGGAGCGCCGCATAGGACTGCTGTCCGCCATTGATGAAGGGCTGGTTGAGGCCGGTGATGCGATCCAGTGCGGCTTGCTGGGCGGCAATCTGCTTGTCCGTGGCCGCGTCCTGCGCCTTCAGCGCCTTGTTGGAAGCCTTCTTGGCCTGCGACGCACCGTAGACGGTGGCGGCCCCGCCAATGACTGCGGCTGCGACTACTGGCATTGCGGCATCCTCTGGCGGGCGGGCGAGACTTCCCAGGCGCTACGGGTCAAAACCCACGTGCGGAGTTCGGCGGCGAGTTGCGGGACGTGATGAAAGGCGCTCGCCGGGGCGAAGCGAAACGAGAGCGGCGGCTGAGACCGACGATTGCCACGCACCTCGTGCGTCACTACGAGGTCAGCGCCGGCAGAGAATATGCGGCTGAAGGCTTGCTTGGCGGCGCTAGCTACTTCGCGGCCCCAGCCCTCGGGGGTGTACATGGTGTGCAGCTCGTAGACCCTTCCCAGGCCATCCAGGCGGATGAAGATGAAGCCGCCATGCTCCGAGGCCAGCGGCGTGACGGTCGGGTTCGTGACCACTTCGGACAGGTCGAGTTCGTGGCCTAGCGTCACGTGCGGCTTGACCTCGGGGTGCTCACAGATTGCGTTCCAGAAGGTCGGATCGCGTTCCTCGCGGATCACGCGAACACGTCCCAGAAGGCGACCGTCCCCCGGCCATCCGGCTCCGACACCGGCCCGAACGGCAGACGTTCCCGCGTTGGGAACGCCACCTCCCACCAGGCCCGCATGTAGCGGGTCGGCGAGCGGTCCTGCTCCACCAGGGGCGTATTGGAGACGATGGGCTGGAGCGCACCCTTCTGGGCGCATTGCAGCCGCATCGCCAGGGAGGCCTTGCCCCCCTCGAACAGCACGATGTTGCGGACGCTCATCGGCGGAACATGTTGTTTACTGGCGGGACAAGCCGACTACCAGGCTCGACGTCCCTAAAGTAGTTCTGGAGCTGTGCTCCACTTCTGTATTTCAGATTGTCGGGCGACGCGAAGAAGATCCACTTACCGTCAGGCGTCTCTACCCAGTTGCCGCCCGTCTGCTGTTTTCCGCTATACTGACTTTCGGCGCTGAAAGTGGGGTGGTTGGGCTTCTTCCACGTGTCGGGAAGGTGGCCGTTACCCGCCTCTTGGGCGTTCGCCCTCCAGGCCCCGCGAAGGTCGTAATCGTCGATGTTTTGCAGGTTGCGCGGCAAGCGAGCTCGCCACTGCTGGAAGTTCGCCTCCTCTTGCGGTGACAGGCCGGTGTTGAATTGGGCTGCGAACGGATTAGGGGACATTGAAGGCAACCCCGGAAACCCGCCTGACAACCGGATCGGAGATCAGGAACTTGAGCCAGTAGCCGCGCGGAGCTCTTGCGGTCCCCAGCGACGCCCAGCGGGGCTGCTTGGCATAGTCGCCCGTCGCCCCCAGGCCCCGCTCCCGCGCATCGCCGTAGGTCTTCGTCCCGTCCGACGAGATCTGCAGGACCACCTTCGGGTCACTGCCCTGCCCCGCCCGAGGCGAGCCCCCGACCTCGCAGTGCAGCTCCACGTTGGCGACAGGAATGCTGCGCTCCTTCGTCTCGATGACGGCGCAGAACTCCATGGCGAAGGTCGCGCCGGCGTCGCTCAGAAGGTCGGGGTCGAGCCGGTAGATCTGATTGCTCAGAGCGTCGCGCGCCAGCACCGCCCCGGCCTGGTTGCAGAACAGGTCCGCGCGCCAGTAGCTCAGCGTCGCGCTGGTGGCCGTGGTCCAGCGCTTGGAACTCAGGTCGTAGAGCCAGGTCGAGCCTGCCCCCAGCGTCAGGACGTAGACCGGATGTTGGTCCTTGATGAAGAACGAGGCGCGCACGTCCGCCGCAGCCGTTCGGCGAACCTGTTCGGCCAGTCCGCTATCGGAGATGACAGACGGCTCCCCGCCTGCCGTCATGCGAACCGAACCGTCCGCGTCCACGAAGATCAGCGTTCCGCGGCAGTTGACCGCGGCGAACAGGGACAAGCACCCCACGTCGAACTTAAGCCCGCCCACAGGCTCCAGAGGTGATGTGGCGTCTCCAGTGACGCGCCAGCCCTCAAGCGTGCTCTCGCCGAGAAGCCAGATGATCTCGCCGACGACGCGGGCGCCCTTCAGCTTGTCCGGCGCATACTCGGCCGAGGCGAATTGCAGGGCGTTCCACGTCGAACCGGCGGGCTCGATGTAATAGGCAGCGTCGGTCCCCGCTTCCGTCGCCACCCAGTAGCCCGAGATATGCTGGACGGAGGTCGCCCCGGCATTCCCACTGTCGGGGAAGGTCTCTTGAACAACGGTGTTTGTGACGCCCTCCACGAGATAGAGGGCGTTTCCGGTGGCGATACGGGCGACACTGTTGAGATCGGCGTCTAGCGCCGCGTCGATGTCCACCAAATCGTCGCCGGCCACGGTCCCGGAGAGCGCCGTAACGGAACCGGTCGTGCTCACGCGGTAAAGGGTCGTCGAGGCCAGGATCAGGGCGTCGTCGTCGAACAGCCCTTGCTTCTGGAACACGCAGCGGATGGGCGCCGTGCCCACGGTCTTGTAGGCCTCGAGGCCGAAGCGGGCGATGAGCGCGATAGGCTCGGAACCGCTCGTCGGGTCGGTCTCCACCAGCACGTTGCGAGCGATGGCCTCGGGGAACCCCGTGCGCTTGGAGGCGGCGAAGACCAGGGACGCGGACGGCACTAGATCAAGCCCTCTTCCCGCGCGTGCTCGATGCAGTGGTTCTTGCTGAACAGCAGGGTATCGATCAGGCTCGCGACGACGGACGCCCACACCCGCCCGCGATAGGACAGCGCCCCAACTCTGGCCGAGAACGAGTAGCGGGGATTGCCGCCGGTCAGGGCGTTGAGGAGGTGCGAGAAGCCGGAAACGACTGTCTTGAGGTAGTTCAAGGCCAGCCCTCCTCTAGGTCGATGTTCAGCAGGGCGTCACGGGTCTCGACGGAGCGAGCCAGATCCTTCAGCCGCCACCAGTTGCGCTGGGCGAGATCGGCTTGCGTCAGCAGCGCCGCCATGCGCGCCAGGGCGTCGTTGGGGCTGATCTGGTACATGCGGTTGGAGGTGCAGCGGATCAGCGTTCCCGCCTCCACCACATCCCCGTAGCCGAGGGCGATCTTCAGTTGGCAATCCACCACCAGGCCGAGCCAGTTGGTGCGATCCAGCACGTTGAGGCACTGGAGGCGTTCAGGCTCGGGTTGGTCTGGAAGGTCGGCGGTCAGGAAGCCTTGCGCCAAGTGCGACTGATAGCGGGCGTCTATCCGCTCCAGCAGCCTGTCGCGGAGCGGCGAGGCCGGAGCGAGCGGGCGCACTAGTAGAGGGCGACGATATCGGTTGCGGTCGTCCCGGTGGACATGACCTTCGTCACCTGAACCGGAAGGATGCCCACCGGGACGGCCTTGAGGGTCACCGCAGCGGTATCCCCGGCGAAGATAACCGCCACATCACCGGTCACGCCCACGTAGAGCGCCCTCGTCTGCGGCAGGATGGTGGCATCACTCTTGGTTACGGCCGCTCCTCGATAGGCGGGGGCCGTGTCTGTACTGCGTCCAGCCATGGGGCGCTCCTAGCAGTCGGGTTGGAAGAAGACCGACGCGGACTCTTCGTCGTAGGAGGAGAGCTGCGCATAGAGCTGCGCGGCCCTCTCTTCGATCTTCTGAGCCTTGGCCGGATTGATGAGATGGAGGTCGTAGGGAAGCGCCAGACGGGCCGCGAGGCCGTACTGGATCACCTCGACCCACTCCTGCGGAACGTCGAAATCATCGTCCAGCGCGTCGAGATCCTCGATCACGCGGAGGTAGGTGTAAGGGATGGTGGTGGAAGCGGCGATTGTCGCGTCTGGAACCGGCCAGACGTAGAGGATGCGCGCAGCCCGTTGGGGGTCGAAGTAGACTTCCAGCGGGGCGCCCGTGGAGAACTTGTTGGCGCGGTCGAGGTACTCCTGACGGCCGATCACCGCGATTGGCGTATCGTTGGTCGCTGTTCCGGTTCCGGTCCTGCGACGCGCGGACATCACCTTTCGGGCCGCGGATAGGGTATAGGAAGCAGTCGAGGCGATCAGGGTGACTGTGCCCTCCGTCTCCAGCCACAGCTTCGGATCTGGGTCCGCGCTCCAGGTCTTCACCATGAGGTTGGCTGCCTTCAGCGCGGCGCTCATGTCCGCGGCTTCCGGCGTATCGCCCCGAGCAATGGCCCCCACCATGACAAGAGCCTCGGTGGCGGCCTCGCGGAGCGTCTGGCTGAAGTTCGTGGAGCCTGACGTCGCCATTTAGAGATCCGCCGGAGTTACGTCGGAGGGGTCACGGAACGTCCAGGTGGGTTCAGGACGCGCCCACGGGACGCGCCCCTCCTCCATTACACGCGGGCTTTGGCCCTCTTGCGGATGGCGCTGGGTCTCCTCGCCGACGAAGCGGCGGTTGACCCGATAGCCATTCCACGTCTTCACCGTCTCGGAGGCCCAGCAGGTCATGCCGCTGAAGTCACAGACAACCTTCCAATCCCCGGGACGCTGTCCGCTCGTGCTCATTAGGAATCGGCCGCCGGCAGGACGTAGCCCGTGGCGCCGGCCACGCCGCTCTCGCGGTTTTCGAAGAAGCCGAAGCCCGAGGACGCGGTGACCAGCACTTCGCCAGCCGTGTCGGCGGTCTGGACGTAGTTGCGGGCGATAATGCCGCTGTTGGTCGAGCCGTCCGTGGTGATCAGGGCGCCGCCGGTCGCCGTGTCGGTGTTCAGGCGGTAGAGGCGATTTTCCTCCATGCGGAGTGAGGTCACCACCTTGCCGGTCGCAATCGCCATGACGCTGGCGACGTTGTTGTTCACGCCGAGGTTCAGGTAGTTGTTGGTGAACGTGATATCCGCGTTCGTGCCGTCCATCTTGATGAAGCCGAGCGTCGCCAGGTCGGGCTCCACCCACTTGCATCCGTCGATATAGAGACCGTCTGCGTCGTTCGAGGTGGCGTTGGTGTCCACGACGTTCAGGAAGTTCATGTTCGTGGCCGTGGCCTTGATGGAACAGGCCTCCAGCGTGAAGAACTTCGCCGCGGTCAGCGTGAAGACGCTCACGATGTCGGCGAAGTTGGCCGTGAAGATGATGTTGCGGAACGCGACGTTGGCCGCGGAAACGGTGATGGTCGCAGTCGCCGCCGTGTCCAGGGTGATGGTGGGTCGCGATGTGCCCACGCCAAGGCCGATGATCGCCACGCCGGCCACGTCGGCAGCAATGCCGCCCGCCGCAGAGACGGTCTCAGCATGGCCCGGCTTAACGAGGATGATGTCGCCGCGTCCCGCCACGCACTGGCCGATGGCGTAGTCGATGGTCGAGAACGGGCTGTTGAACGTGCCCCGGTTGCCGTCAGAGCCGCCGCGCTGGCCCTCGAGCAAGGTGGTAGCGTTGGACACCCAGAACACCTTGCCCGGATGGGTTTGGGTGATCGGGAGGCCGCGAATGGTCACCCCATTCGGAAAGCCGTTGGGGAAGGAGGATTGCAGAGCCATGATGGGTCCTTCTCTGAACCGCGGTGCGGTCAGGGTCTGAAAGCTTCAGAGTTCGGGAAAAGGGAGGCCCGCCCCACGATGGAGGCGGGCCGGTAGCGAAGGCTTAGGCGCCGCCGCCGTTCGAGTAGACGCCGCGGAAATCAACCCAGTTGGTCGAATACCGCTCGTAGACGCTGTACTTCAGGTTCTTCGTGTCGAAGTCGTTGTCTTCGTCGAAGATGGCCTCTTCACGTTGGAAGAAGACCGGACCCTGTTCGGCGTCCGTCCGGACGAAGAACGCGTCGTCGTCGTCGAAGTAGTGGCTGACCTTGGCGCCATCCTGGAACAGCCCCATCGAACGCAGGGCGTTTATGGCGTTGTTCGCGGTGTCGTTCTGGCCGAGCGACTTCAGCACGCGCGCAGCCTCGAACATGAGACTGGTCGGGATGTGAAGGCTCTTCGGTTGCAGCGCCGCCGGCAGACCCACATCGTCCTTCGCGTTGGCGATCTGGATGCAGATGTCCTCCAGGGAGGCTTCCGAGAAGTCCGCCGCCGTGGTCAGTCGGTTGGACTGCGAGCCGCCCGCGCTGGTCGGGTGGTCGGTGGCGCACATCACCTTGCCGTCAGCGCCCAGGTAGGAGCTGTTGTGGGCGCGGTTGTACTGGTTGGCCGCGACGGTCTCCTTGGTGACGCGCGCAGCCTTCTTCAGCATGGTCGCGCCCTTCAGGGCCTTGGCCTTGTACTGGTTGTCGCGGATCGCCTCAAAGGTGATCATGAACCCCGAGCTGTACGCGGTGTGCGTCGTGCGCGTGGTCAGGCCTTGCGAGGTGTTCTGATAGATGGTCGGATTGCCCTCGGTCTTCACCGAAAGCAGCCCAAGACCAGGCATCAGCTGATCTTCCTCGTACTGCTTGTCCGAGGACACCACCTCGAACAGGTCGCGATATTCGAAGGGGTGGTCCTTGTAGGTACCCCAGATGACCCGCAGGCCAGGCTTCAGGAGCTTGGCAGCGTTGCCGGTTGAAAATGCGGACATGTGCTTTGCTCCCTACACGCCGATGAGTTGGTCGACGAGGCGGTGACGGTTGATCCGCACGAGCCAGCGATTGGCGAGGCCAATGGACAGGTTCGGGCGATTGATCGGCGCCACGATCTTGCAGACCAGCGTGTTCGTGGTCGCCTCGGTCGTGTTGTCGAGAACCGTACCGGAGAGCCCCGTGGTGGTGCTGCCCGCGACGACCGAGAGCGACACGT